GGTTCCGTCTTCCTGCCACAGGAAGCCCTCGTCTTCCCGCAGAACATCTCGACGCAGCACAGGTGCATCAGTGCCACCGGCTTGACCGGCAAACAACCGATTGAGTGCTATGCCGATTGAGATCATTAGGCTCTGGCGTTAAACGCTACAACAGAACCGGATGAGATTTGAAAGCCAGTGATGTTGCCCACCAGCGGGAAGCCAGCAGGAATGGTCTTGGAGGTCCAAGTGCCGGATATTCCAAATCCCGTAATGGAAGTGAACACCGTCGGCTCGGTTGGAATCAAGCCAGACCAGTTGCCGGTCTGAGCGGCGGTGCTAGTGACCAGCGCAAAGCCCTCTCGGCCCATGCTGTACTCTGTGGAGATGTCTGCTTGAACGGCCATAAAATTGTGTTTCGGTTAAAGGGAGGGTTACCAGCGTATCCGGTAACCCTCCCAGTTTTGGTTTGTTAACCCTTACGAATCTTCGGTGCTAAGGCTCCCTGTACCCACAAGATGAGCTTGCCTCCTTCAGGAACAGAAACAGTGTTGAAATTAGTGCGCTGGAGAGTCGCATCAATTTCGGGACCAGCCAGCAATTTAGTTTTGCCGGTCTTGTCCACTGCTATGGTTGTTGCAATGCGCATATCCTTAAGGATTAAGAGGTGATAAGGACTTCAGCTTGCGTAGTGTCCGCAGCGGCAGCACCAAACATGATGTCGTAAGACGCCATGTGCGAGCGTGTGGCGCGGGAATACCAGACCGAGAGCAAGCAGGACAGACCGTTGTTGGTGGTAACCGTGCGCTGTTCGATGAACTCACCGGCAACCATTCCAACCGGAAGACCGGCTGCGATGGCGATAGCGTCAGGACCGCAGACAAAGCCAGCGGTGTTGGTCTCAGCACCAGTCCAGCGGTTGTTCTCGGCGATGACATCGAATCCAAAACGACCGTTCGCAAGCGAAGACAGACGGCCATCGGGGAAGGTGTTAGAGGCCGACGAGAACAACAAGCGAGCGATGTGTCCACCGTCCAGAACGAGGTTCTTGGAACGATAGTTCTTGGCAGCAGCGAGAATCGCGGGGAGGTCGCTGGTGTCGAAGTTGGCAGCGGTTCCAATCGTAACGGCGGTACCGTAGTTAGTGACAGTCATCACGGCGGTAATCTTGTCGCTAATACCATAAGCGAACAGATCAGCAGAACCAGCAGCAAGATCAGCCAGAGCGTAACCCTGATTCAGTTCTTCTTGAGTGACGGTAAAGTTCTTGCTGATCTGGTCAACGGTCACCGAAGTGGCAGCAAGCGTCGAATCGTTGTTGGTCTCCCAGTTGGTCGGATTGACCTGAGCGGCGGTGCCGGTCGTGAACTTCTTCACGCGAACGGTGGCTTTCGGACGGAGGTTGTCCAGACCCACGTTGCGGCTGAAAGCGTCAACCATCGCCAACTTGGTAGCGGCAACGGTGATGATCGCGTCAGCGAGGTAATCCACGACAAGCGTCGAGGTAAAGGAGTTCGCGTTCTGCGGAGCGAAGATGCTCTGCTGACGGAGAAGCTCGCTGTGGTTCTCGACCAAGAAACGACGACGCTCAGCACCAGCGCGGAGGCTCTTATGCTTCTCCAACAGCGGGTTACCCAAGTTCACGATCACGGGACGAACCGGATCAGGAGCGGGAGCGGCGGTGGGCGACTTAATCGAAGCTTCCAGAGCGGAAAGCTTCGCGAGAATCGCAGTGAGATCAACGGGAGCGGCAGGAGCAGCCGCAGCCGTCACAGTAGTAGCAGTGTCAGACATATGTGTGTCGGTGGTTTGTGTTGGTTGCGGCGTGGAGTCCACGCCAGAATCGTTGATGGTTTTTTCGCCATCAGTCGAAAGTGTTTTGTCTGTATTGGTATCAGACGGCTCTTCTAGTTGAGCAAAGAGAGCAGAAAACCAGTCGCGTCCAGCAGCACCTCCCCAGAGGTTTGCCGCTACATCCGCAGGAGTATTAGGTTCTGCTTCCAAGAATCGGTCGTTGCGTCCCCACCAAGCGTTGGCTTTGCGGATCTTATTTTCGGTTGGAGCCTCTCCTGCAACAAGCGATTTAGCATCGGTGACAGTTGCTGGTTCCAGACCGTCGCCAGCGAGACCTTCCTCGTATTGCTCAAGACCTCGACGGAGGTTGTTCTTGACCGTCTCAGGAGCAGTCTTCGTGACAGCGCGAGGATGCCATTTAGCGGCCATCGCAAGCTGTTTGATAGGTTTGTCCACCAAGCCAAAAGCCAGAGCTTCAGCGGTGGTAAACCAAGTCTCTGCTTTCATCGCAGCGCGGATAGACTCAGCGGAGCGTCCGGTCTTTTTAGCATACACTCCAACCAACACTTGAGCGTGTTGATCCAAAGCTTCAGCCATTTTCCGCATATCCTCGGAAGTACCAGAAGCCATACCTGACGGATCGTGGATCATCATCAGAGCAGCGTCAGCCATCTCGACGCGATCACCAGCAAGAGCGATAATTGACGCAATGGAAGCCGCAATACCAACGACGCGAGTGGTCACTGGTGCTTTGCGACCGCGCAACTGGTTGTAGATCGACAAACCATCCCAGACATTACCGCCGGGAGAGTTGATCTCTACAAGCAGCGGACCATTGCCAATCTCGTTGAGTACATCAGAAAACTGCTTTGCAGATAGACCGCTTCCACCATACCAGTCTTCGCCAATCTGATCGAAGATCTGAACGGTAGCAGGATCACCGGCAGCGTTTGCCGGAGCGAAGTAAAGCCAATCTGACTTCTTGGTAAAACTCATTCGGTTTTCTTGGCTTTTGGTTTGCGAGTCTTTTTGACGGTAGCGGTAATCTCGTCCTGCTCTACAACAACAGGTTGCGACCCACCTTCTGACGGAGCAACTGGAGACGGAGATTCAGAAGGATCGCCTTCAATGTCAATAGCAGTTGCAACACTAGTTGCGGGACGCTCTTTCTGAATCACCGAAATCTCAGATACATCAACGCCGTACTTTGCAGCGAGTTGACGTACAAACAAAGCTTGTTGGGCTTTTGACTCTAAAGCAGAACGCCAATCAAGACCACGCGCACCATAGACCTCGTCAAAGGTTACAACTCCGGCTTCTAGCTCTGCCAGTTGAGCCGCAGAATTACGGCCAACGTCAACATTCGGGGAGCGCGGAGCGGTGATTGATACTTCGTACCAGTCGCTGGGAGCGTCGTTAAGAGTGGGATCGTTCTTGATCGCGTACTCCATCGCGTACTCGTAAATACGACGAGCCGCTGAAGCCATAACTTGATGGCGAGAGCGGAACCATACAGATGACATATCTAACGCACCGCGATAGACAGTTCCCTGCATTGACTCTGGGTAAACCAAAACGTAAGGGATGCCAACACCAGCGCAGACTTTCTCAGTCAGTTGTCGCCAATACTCGCGCATATTTACACCGGGACGCTCGGTCGCAAACTGCTCGAAACTGTCACCGTTCTTCATTACCTTAACGCCAGATCCAAAAACCTGTTCGTAATAGTTCTCGGCAGTGTTTACGCTTGCTCCAGCAGTACCAGCGCGGAGGTTGCTCGCTTGGACTTCACCAGCGTCAGTCTTAACAATCTGAGCGACAGACGCGCCTAACTTACAAGCTTCCATCTCCAGCTTTTGCAGATCATCTAGATCGTGGAGATCGTTGATGACAGCGGAGACAAACGGAAGACCTCTAAGCTGACCGGGACGATTCGGTTCGTAGATATGTACAACCGAGTCAGAGGGAATGGAGCGAACATCAGTCAGGTTACCCTGAGTTTTTTCCGATCCAATAAAGTAGGATATCGCTCGTCCGGTACGAGGATCAAACCGGATACCGTCAAACACGGTCTCGTCTGCTTGCATCCCTGCCGGAGTCGCAATAGATTGAGCTTCGATTAACTGCAATCGAGGTTTGCCGGTGTCACCTTTGGTGAGCAGCAAGAATGATTCACCATCGTAGAACCAACCGCGAGCGGCTTGCCCCATTAGAGTGCTGAACGACTGACGAGAACCGATATCGGGATAACGGCTCCAGACATCAAACCACTTCTTAGCCTTTAAGTTCCAAGCAGAATCACTAGAGGCTGGTTGAACCGAGAAGCTAGAGCCAACAGTGTAGCTCTCAAACAGATCACCAAGCCTATTCAGTACAGCGTTGTTTTGCTCAAAAAAGCGAGACTTGCGAACGATGGCTTGACGAGTCGAACTGGTAACATCAAACCGCGCGGAAGTGTAAGATGTATCGAGATACGAACGACGCAGCGAGTTACCGGCTCCCTCGTATTTGTTAACGGGAGCAGGAAACAGCTTGTTCGCTATGTTTTGAAGGAATCCCATTAGCTCATTCGGGTTGTGGCTTCACGACGGAATTGCGTGAAATCCCCATAATACCTAGTGGTTGAAACCAGAACGGCGGTCAGCATCTTGTTGTAAATCTGGAGATCGGTGGGACTAGCGATCCCATCACCAGAGAGAAGCGTTACAGCGTAATCGTAATCCGTTAGCAGAGACTCCCACATTTGGAGCATCTCAATTGGTGCTGCGGTCCCCTTACCGGGTTCAGCGAACTCAACGGAAACGTCAGAGCTAGAAGTGCTGCGGACCACGTTCCCGCTCTCCATCGAGTTAGCGGAAACAGTTAGCTTTGCCGTCAAAGCCTCAAGCAATGTCAAAGCGGCTTTGCTCGCGTAGGTAGTACGCAAGTATGACCGCTTAGTTGCTACTGTGTATGTGAACACTTGCGCGGACTATCAACAGACCGCGAAGTTTGTCAACCACTAGAATTTTCCGAGGTACTGGAAGTTAGGTCTCCCCACAACATTACCATCGCTAACTGCATGATTTCACAGTCATGCAAATGGTCAGGCCAACGAGTGTTTCTCTTGTACCACAAGTGTTTTATCCTACCGGAGCGGTTAGCCGTTGGCTTGAGAAGATGGCTGTCCAAGTGCTTCCAATAGGTATCAGAATCGCTCGCAAAGGCTCCCTCAGCGTCTAGTGGAGCGGGGAGGCTGCAAACACTCCATTGATGCGTCTCGGTCCCTTTACGGAGCCGCTGGAGTACCTCGCGCATATGCTCGGTATCAAAAACCAACAACGGTTGCACAGCGTCCGTACGCATTGAGGTTGAGGTTGTAATTCCAAAGGGATGGATTGAGCCGGTCTTGCTGGTAAATCTAGCTCCAGTCTCTCGGCCTTTCATCGGTAGCCATCCGATCAGCATTGGCTTTCTAAGACCTCCCTCTGGTGGGTAACGCAGACCGCAGGGATAGTTTATTGGGCTTCCGCTGCTCTGCGAAAACTCCGCGCAAGCATCGTACACCGCTTGCGTGTTATAGCCGGAATCAACGCCAACATCCATATCGTGGACGTTGTACTGGAGTTGAATCCTGCGGAGTGCGGCAAAATCATCAGCGTGACCCGCTCCAACAAGTCTAGAGTTACCTTTGCTCCATTCTCGGCAGACCCACCAGAGAAACGGAGCGGCAGCTTGTACGTCAGCGGTTAGATAGCGTCTGGCTTCAGGGATTCCAGCGTCAGAGACAATCTCAACTCGGTCCTGTTGGGTCTCCTGATTTTCCCACGGTTCCGACAACATTCCGTTGATGAATCCCTGCAATCCCATCATCGAGGATTTGGCTTCCAAGAACGCGACGGCAAGATTTCCCCAAGTGCATTTGCGGTCTGGGGAATACAGCGAAGAAAGATGGTAGGATCTTACGCTTGGAAGGCTGGCTTTATTTTCCGAGATCCACTTGCCATGCCGTAACCCTGCAACCTTCTGGCTGTCAGATATCTTCCCCTGACAGAGTTGGCAGACGTAATGGGCGGTGGTACGGATGCGCTGCCAGTCGGGTCGTCCGTCTTCCAGTTTCTCGTTTTCCCAAGTTACTTGTCGCCACTCCAGCTTAATATGCTCTCGGCAGTATGGGCAGGGGATGTAATACCTTCGTTGGTCCCCTCTCAGATATCGCTGCCAGATTCTCCCCTCCGAGGTTGTCGGAGTGCTGGTAAAGAACGCTTTTGAACTGGAGAACGCTTTGAGTCGCTGCTCGGCAAGATCAAGAGCGTCAGCTTCCTTTGCGGTCGCATCAGCGAATTTGTCCACCTCATCTGCAACTAGGATTCTGACCGGACGAGACGCTAGATTTGCTGGTGAGTTGGAACCGACAAACGTCAGAGTACAGCGGTCAAATTGCTGCTCAAGATTGGTAATCTGGTCTTTATCCGTAGGGAACCGCGCGACCATAGCAGGAGAGTCTTCCAGCATTGGTAGCCAGCGAGACTTGGAGAAAGACCGCGCTAAGTTCTCACTCGGCATAAGCCACAACGCAGGAGACGGCTCTACGTCAATGGACCAAGCGAGACCAGCCATTAGCGTCGTCGTTTTGCTGGTCTGAGATCCCCAACACAGAGTAACCTCGGAGACCGCTGGATCTTTCCAAGATTCCAACGGTTCTCGGCAATATGGTCTTACAGCCGTAGAGAATGGACCGGGATGCTCGGTCTGCCGTTGACTCAGTGTAAGATTAGTCTCGGCCCACTCGACAACAGACTGCCGTGGAGTCGGTCGCCACAACTGTCGGCGGAACTCTAGGATTTCAAGCTCTAGGTCTGTCATCAGAAGAGTTGGTTCATCTTATATTGCATAGCGGTCGTCATATCGATTAACGCCATGCGATCTTTTATTCCATTAACAAGACGGTCTTCCACCTTATGGTTTGCCGCCCAAGACGCATTGCGGTTAAAGATCTCAACCATCATAACAATGTTATCATCCAGCAGATGTAGGACTCCGTAGAACGGGAGCTTAGTACGTCTAGTAACTTCAAGAGCCGCTTGGATCTTAGACCAAGAGATCATCCATTCGTTTCCGAATGTGGTCTGTAGCTTGTGGAGACCATAGCTGCGAGTTTTGACCTCATAGATTCCCGTGATGATCCCTTTAGCCGGATCGAAGATGAAGCCATCAATGCGGGACGGCTCTTGGTCTGATATCGACAGGAACTCTAAGCCAGTCTGACGCTCAATAGCTTTGATTGCGATTCGGTTCTGGCGAAGCGATTCGATACCGGCTGGTTTCTGGCAGTTTAAGATTTCCACGGGTCCGTTTGATGCAGAGTTTTGAGACATACTTCTTGGACCCATCGCTCTAGCTCGCGCTCTGCGTGTTCGGGATCATGCGGAGCAATGCGACCGGATAGCTGTTTGGGCATCGACTTAAGGAGTTGCGACACTGCCCCGTCGTGTTCCTGCATCGCTTTCTTAACCCACGCACCGGAGACCAGCGTTCGCTCCTTTTCGGATTGAGCCAGTACGTCATCGCGGGAGGAGATTAGGTTTTTCGCTGCGGTCGCATGAACCGAGACCATTCTGCCGGCATCTAGGGACCGAGATTGTAGGGCTTCAACCGCTAGATCATAAGCGGCTCGCTCAATCTTCTTCTGTCGCTCATACGCTCCCTGCGGGGAGTCTTCTGTCGCAAGAGCAGCGTTGATAGCGGCAGATGCTTCGGGAGGTCTGTATGGGCCTCCTGCGACTTCTGTTGCTGGTTGCTGATTGATTGCGGCCATCCGCTCAAGCGTCGACGGTCTACCGCCTATCCCTTTGCGCGATCCTCTCCAAGCGTCGGCTTCTTCTGGGGAGGTCAACGGCATCCCTGCTGCGGTGAGTTGCGAGACTCTTCCTTTGGTTAAGCCACTGTGTTTGACGTAGTCGGTTTGAGTCATCGCAATTGGATCGGGAGGTTCTCGGGCTTCATCTTGACCAGTTCTTCAAGACCTCGCGTGACAGTTTTGTAAGCCGATTTCTTGGGATCGGGACAATAGAACACCGCGACTTGGTCGATGGTGAACGATCCGCTTTTGATGCGGTCCAAATGCCACTTGAGCGTTGAGTGTCCAATGTTGAGGAGTAGGTAGTCTGTGGCTAGTGACATATGGTTTGTACTACAATAGCAAGTTCGCTCGCACAAGATGATCGGTCCCGCGCGATCACC